CAATTGTTAATATATATATTATAACACAGGATTCAACATATGTCAACAAAAAAGCGCCATTATTTTAAAAAAAAATGCGCCCGTAACTNGTTGTATTATAAGGAGTTCCCCATCCAATTAGGTAACCCCTTATAATACAACGAGTTACAAGATCCTTTGTTTACAATAGGTTATGGGATTCTTAAATTAATTTTTTTTAATGTTATAAATATAAGGGAAAATAACTACATTTCTGAGAAATATATGGGGTATAAATATATGCATAAGTCTTATAAATATATAAGAAGGTTATTACATAACTAGGGGATAATAGAATTATGAAAACGTATACTACATTGATGGAGGAGAAGCCTAAGAAATGGTCTGACATCAAGGATAAAGCAACTAAGAAAGAAGCGTCAGGATTTCTCAAAGCTTTGGATAAAGGACAGGTACTTGGTTATAGTGCTGAGCATCAAGAATTTTATATCTATGATTCTGAAAAGGATTTCACTGATGCACAGAAGGGCACCAAAGGTAAGGCAATGAATTGGATAAAGGTAGAAGGATGGATTCGCCACGGTGAAAGAATGAACGAGGTGTACACACCCGGTAACTTCAATTTCAAAGCAGCTGTCAAGACTGGTATGCTAGATAAATTTGATGAGGCACCTATCCTATCCTTGAAGAAGAAAGGTTGGATGGTTTATGAGTTTCTTTTAACCAGCAAAGGATTTGAACTTACGCTGGTAGATAAAAGTGGAAAGAAAAAGATGTTTACAGACAAGCGTCCTGACTTAGTACTTAAACAAGCTGACAAGAAACTTAAATGACAAAGACAAAGAATTTAACTGCTAAGCGTGAGACTGTAAAGAAGGTTACTTCCATTGGTCATTCCAAACGAAGTATGCCTAAGAATAAGAGTAAGCGACGAAGTTGGAAACGATATAGAGGACAAGGGAAGAGACGCTAATGGCATTATATACAAAACCCCTTTCTACTAATACTAGGACTTGGGCGGATTTAGATCTAGACTTTATAGCACATCCTGTCACTAAGGATATAGTATTAAAAAGAAATGTAGAAGCTATCAAGAGGTCAGTAAGAAATCTTGTATTGACTAATCCACATGAGAGACCTTTCCATCCGGAAATCGGAAGTGGCATTAGAGGTATATTGTTTGACATGGTATCTCCTACTACCGCTGTCGTTCTGCAATCTGCAATACGACAGGTGCTTACTAATTTCGAACCTAGAATAGTTATAGAAAACATAGCCGTGTTGGGTGATATAGATAAGAACGGATATTATGTTACAATACAATTCCAACCGATCAGTACGCCTGACCCCGTAGTGGTTGAATTATTTTTAGAGAGGTTAAGATAGTATGCCATCATCAAATAAGATTAAAGTAACCGATTTAGAATTCGATCAGATTAAATTAAATTTAAAAAGTTATCTATCCGCACAAACTCAATTTCAAGATTATGATTTTGAAGGTAGTGGTATGTCGGTGCTGATTGACCTACTTGCCTATAACACGCATTACACAGGTTACTATGCCAACATGCTTGGCAATGAAATGTTTCTGGACAGTTCCTCATTAAGAGAATCTGTTGTGTCTCATGCAAAGCATTTAGGTGTCACACCTTCCTCGGTTAAAGCTTCTGTAGCTAAACTTGATTTTACATTTACTCCGAGCAGTTCACCAATATCCCTTACGATAGAAAAGAATACAAAGTTTAAGTCAAACATAGATGGACAGAATTATACTTTTGTAACGAATAAGACAACAAGTGTTCCTCGTTCGGGTACAGGCACCTATGCGGCGACTGGTGTAGAGATTACGGAAGGAAAGATATTAAATAAGTCATATACGGTTCTTGCTAGTGATACTGGCCAACGATTTATTCTTCCAAATAAAAATATAGATGTTGATACGATTAGTGTTACTGTTCAGAACTCATCTAGTGATTCAACAGTCTTTACTTATACGGATGGTAATGCCCAAGACGTAACCACAATCAAAGGTACAGATCGTGTTTTCTTTATACAGGAAATAGAAGATAAGAAATATGAATTAACCTTTGGTGATGGTGCAGTAGGTAAACAACTATCAGATGGCAATGTTATTTTTATTGAATATATTGTTACTAATGGAGCCCTTGCAAACAAGGCAAGTGTATTTACTGCTAGTGGTTCTGTGGCTGGAGAGAATGCTGGTGACTATACAATGGTTACAAATACTAATGCAATAGGTGGTGCGGATATTCAAACCATCTCTTCACTTAAATGGCAGGCACCGAAATTATATCAAGCACAGAATAGGGCAACAACAAGAGATGATTATAAAGCTATTTTGTTAGAGGAAAGACCTGACATAGAATCTATTACTGCGTATGGTGGAGAGGATGCAGATCCTGTTCAATATGGAAAAGTTTTTATTGCAGTAAAGCCTGCAGGAAATACAACCTTCACAAATATTGCAAAGAAAGATATTGAAGATAACGTACTTAAAAAAGCAAATGTAGTTACAGTCATACCTGTAATTATTGATCCTATATTTATTTACCTGCTATTGGACGTTACTGTAAACTATGATCCTATTACAAACTTGACTGATGAGAGTACTTTGAAGACTAACATTAATACTGCAATTCAAAGTTATTATCAAATCAATTTAGAAAAGTTTGATCAGAAGTTTAGATACTCTACATTGACACAGGATATAGATAATACAAACGATAGTATTAGAAATAATAAAACAAAGGTTAAGTACCAACAAAGGATTGCTATCGAAACATTAGATACACCTATCACATATACTTTAAATTTTAATAATGCTTTGTATCATGGTGCTTTAAGTAGTAGTGCCTTTAAAGCTACGGATGGTAATACCTATACACTATGTGATGATACTGTTGGGAATGTTAAAGCGGTTAAATTAAATTCAGGTGGTACTTGGACTGGTGATGTACATAAAATGGCTTCCGGTGTTTTACATACCGGTGAATATCATTTTGGCACGGATGTCCATAGTGCGACCAGTCAATTGTTAGATGAATTTATTACACCAGATGGTTCTACGAATTATGGAACTATTGATTATGATACTGGAAAAGTTGTTCTGACTAACTTCAGACCTGTTCTTATTACAGATGGTAATGACTATATTAAAATAACAGTTACGCCAGAACAAAACAATTCAGACATTACACCTTTGAGAGAACAGATATTAACATATGATGTAACAGACACAGAGGCAATAGTTATTAATATGGTAGCAGAGACAATTTAATATGGCCACAGTATCCCCAAATCAACCAATACATCCAATACTGGATGAACGCATAAGTGTAAAGGTAGAAGGACAGCTTCCTGATTTTGTAAAACAAGATCATGCTACCTTTGTTTCTTTCCTTGAGGCGTACTATGAGTACATGGAGCAGAATGGAAAGCCTTATGAGATTGTTGGCAATCTGCGACAGTATGCTAATCTAGATGCAACGACGACTGAGTTTCTAAATTATTTTAAAAAGCAATTTGCAAAAGACTTACCGGAAGCTATCTTTGCTAATGCTAATAAGCCATTTGTCTTAAAGCATCTCAGGGATTTTTATAGATCGAAAGGTAATGAGAAATCATTTCGATTTCTTTTTAGATTACTTTATAAAGAAGAAATAGATTTTTATTATCCTAATAAAGATATGCTTCGTGTATCTGATGGTAAGTATACGAAGAATAAAATTGTTCGTGTAGTTGATACAAGTAGTAATGATGCGGTCTTTGATTTATTAGGTAGGAAGATTAAAGGAACAACGTCGGGTGCTTCTGCATTAGTAGAAACAATATTAAAAGAACATGTTGGTGCGTTTGTTGTATCTACGATTTTTCTTTCTAATGTGAATGGAACCTTTTCACCCTATGAAACTATTACAGATGATATTAAAACATTTATATTAGGTGGAATGGTTACCGGTGCTACTATTACTGCATCGGGTAATAATTATACTAAGGGCACCGTTATTCCTATGTCAGGTGGTGGTACATCTGCTGCAGGCGCTTTTGTTTCTATTGATGATTTGTCTACTGGGTTTATCAAATCAATTATTATTAATAGTGGTGGTAGTGGTTATTTAGTTGGGGATAAGTTAACAGTTAATAATGTTGGCATGATGGACATTGATGGAAGGACTGCTAGCTTCTTAGTGAAGACTGTTGATGGGTCTGGAAGTGTGACTGGTATTACAATAGAAAGTGCTGGTCGCGGTTATATGTCTTTACCTACAGTATCAGGTGGAAGTGGAAATGGTTTATCTGTAACATTGAAGGGTGAGGGTATAGGTGGTATTAAAACTTTAAAAGTTGTTAATAATGGTTTTGGTTATGTGTCCACACCAATATTAGATTTATCAGGAATGGGTGATGGTACTGCATCAGCAGTCACTGTTGTTTCTAGTTATGAAAATGAACATAATAAACAATTCATTGGTGATGATGGATTTCTTTCAGCTACTAAATATATTCAGGATAGTTATTACTACCAATTATTTTCTTATGTGTTAACATCCAGTCGTCCTATTTCTGAATGGAAGGACATTGTTAAGAGAACAGCACATCCTGCTGGTCTTGCGTTGTTTGGTAATATACAATTTACGTCTAATATTACTACACCGTTAAGTATTACTGGTATTCCTGAAAGACGTCATTATACAATTGTATTTCATCAAGGAACTATTACACCACCTGTTGTTGCCGATCTTAAAGTTGATTCCTGTGAGGGTGAACGTGTATTGGTATTCTTGCCTGATTTAGATTATCGTTCAATAACTGAATCTGAATTATTAGATCCATTAGCACCACAAGGACATGGTGCTACTGAAGATTGGGGATATATAACTGCACAGACATCAACATCAGATGATTATGGATTGACAATACAAAGTTCGTGGTATGTAGCACCTACCAAATGTCAAATCTATGAAGTTGATTTAGCAATACAGTATCTCCGGACGTTAGGTGATTATGATGATTATCTTATTCTCCATACAGATGTAACTTCCAATGAGAACTATGGTTTAATAACCAGTGCTTTAACATCAACTGATGACTTTGGTATCCTTACCGGAAGTACACAGAATACTACTCAATTAAGATTAGGTCCTTTGAAGAGAGGAATAGATCGTAACAAGTTTAAAAAGCAAGGTGGTTTTAGTCAGGTGATTGGGGTAGGTATACAATCAGGTACTGGTATTGGTAGCTTTGGTCATAATAGGATAGTTGATATGACATGGTTTGGTGGTTTGAAAACTAGGAATCTTAATAACGCCACAATTACCCAATATTTAAATGGTAATGAAAATTCAGCTTTACCTCCACCACCATCGTAAATATATCGAAACAACTTAAATAAGTATTATAAATAAGTATAACATATAACACAATCTAAAGGGAAATAGAGTATGAGTGCAATAATCAATAACAGCTTTCGTAAATTTAATGCGGATAATTTTATATCCGCATTTGGTACAAATTCAATTTATCTGATGATAGGTAAGAATACCCCGTGGTCTGGTAATAGTGCTGGTGAATATGCAGATGGTTCTTATTCTGATACTAATGTTCCTATTCCTTTGGATACAGGTGTTGCTCCTTTTATCCACCACGATGCTAGGATTGCCGCGAAGTTAGTACCTTCAACAGATGTATCACATGTCCTCAAGAGAATAGATTGGACAACAGGAACAGTGTATCCTGAATATAATCATTTACAAGATGATATTATCGATACGGACTTCTTTGTATTCACAAGTGCTTATAGAGTATATAAGTGTATTTCAAATAATAGTGGTGTTTCTTCTACAGTAGAACCTACTGGAGTAAGTACAGATATTATTACTACCTCACCGGATGGATATAGATGGAAGTTTATGTATGAAGTACAACAATCAGATGTATTGAAGTTTATTACTACTGACTGGATTCCAGTAAGAGCACCGGGCATAGTTGGTACTGATCAAGCAAACGTTGAAACGGTTGCTGTGGATGGTGCATTGGATCATATCGATGTACTTAGTGGAGGTACGAATTACAAATATAATACTGGCACAGCTGCTGGTGGTGGAGCAACGACAATTACTTTAGATGCAAATGCTTCAACCGCCGACGATTATTATAATGATATGCAAATCTTTATATTGACAGGACCCGGTGAGGGTGAGATTAAAACTGTTACAGATTATACTGGTTCTTCTAAAGAGGCAACAGTGGCAGCATGGTCTACACCCCCAGATGCGACTAGTACTTATTCCCTTGCACCAACAGTAGCAATTGCATCTTCAGATGGTAATAGTGCT